CGAAACCAAAGAAGATTGGTTAAACTTTAGGGCAGGCATGTTTACTGCCTCTGAAATTCACAGACTGCTAACCGACCCTACAAAAAAAGAGCAAGAAATGGGTGAGCAGTTAAGCAAAGGTGCAAAGACTTATATACTTGAACGCATTGCCTCGCAATTAGCATTGCCAGAGCCTGACTATTACTCGGCAGCTATGCAGCACGGAAACGAAACAGAACCACAGGCAGTAATGGCATTTGCTAACTTATATGGATGGGATATAAATGACCCTGATTTTATCTACACATCCACAGGAGGACACATGATATTCAGCAATGATGAGGAAACCTTTTGCGGAACACCTGATATAGTTTTGCCTGATGCCATTGCTGAGATAAAATGCCCTGCACCGCATACACATTTAAAATATATGATGCTCAAGACCCAGTCAGATATTGCAGACCAAATGCCAGACTACTATGCACAGATGCAGTTGAACATGGTTTTAAGTCAAAGAGATTTGTGTTATTTTGTTAGCTTTGATGACCGCTTCTATAATGAGGCGCATCAGATTAAAATTATCGAAGTAAACAAAGATGACCGATTTATACTAAGCATGCTGCATAAGATTAATATTGCGCACCAATTTAAAACAAACCTAATAAATAATTTATGAAACACAGAATCAGTATTTGCCTGACCGATGTTCAGGAACTAATTACACAGAAGCATCCATCCGTTACAACTGCTAAGAATGGAAAAGTTTACATCAACCTTGACCTATGGATAAATGACAAGGCAGACCAGTATGGCAATGACATTGCGGTTAAGGTTTACAACAAAGACACCAAAGAGTCAAAGTTTGTAGGCAATGGAAAGCAATACAAATCAGATGCAACCCAAACCAAAGCACCATTCTAATATGAACTACATCTATCAAGTCATGGCTCAATCTGATATGATTATCAATGCCAATGATGAAGTAAAAAGAAACCACATTGTAAGTGCAGTTGCAAACCATTATGGAGTTACAGTTGGTGAAATGAAATCGCCATCCAGAAAACGTGAGTTTGTTATGGCAAGGCAAATGGCAATGTATATAATCAGGGTATGCACATCGTATTCTCTGAAACAAATCGGTGAGCATTTCGGAGGCAGAGACCATTCAACTGTTCTTCATGCAACTGATTACATAACCAGTATGCCAAAGCATGACAACCAATACAAAGACATCTCCTTTTTTTTAAACAAATTTAATCTTTATAAAAAATGAAAACCGCAAAAAAATCAAAACCCAGTTTCACATCAGATGTGTTGAAACATTTACAAAGACACGGAAGTATCACCAACTTGCAGGCCATTGAACGCTATGGCAGTTGGAAATGTTCAGCGAGAATTTCTGACCTCCGCAGGGCAGGCTATGAGATAGCCACTAAGTTGGTAAAAGTTAAAACCCGCTACGGCAAGGAAGTTGAAGTGGCGAAATACATTTTGAAAAGAAAGTAAAATCAATGCCTGCTGGGTTTCGGCTCGGCAGGCTTAAACAAAACTGAAATGAAACAACTAAAAGAAACTTTATACCCCATTGTAATATTGGTGCTAAGTGTTATACTTGCATATCAATATGGAATGAATCAGGCACAAAGTAGCCTAATTAGGCAACTTGATTGTGATAGGCATTATCAGGATTCTGTAATTATAAACTTGCTGAACAATGGAAAATGACCTTACAACCGCATGGAGTGAATATATTGCTATGCGAGTAAAAATGAAAAAGCCTTTAACACCTTATGCCGAGCAACTGGCAAAGAAAAAGTTAATCCAATTAAGTGCAGGTGATATGGAACACGCAATCGAGATTCTCGACCAGTCGACATTTAATTGTTGGTTGGGTTTGTTCCCGATAAAAGACCGCACGAAGTCAATCAATTCTGCAACTGCTCAACTAATGAAGGAGTATTTGAAATGAATACCGAAATAGTCCGCACCAATCCTGTCAGGCATATAGCCATTACAGATATAAAACCTCAACTCCTCCTGCTTGTTTCATGGGCCTATAAGTTCATGAATTTCAAAACCACAAAAGAGGATTTGGATTTTGTGGTTAGTAACCTTGCTCATTGTATAAAAACCGACTTCGCAAACATGACCTTAAAAGAAGTATCGGAGGCATTCCAGAACGGAGTCAAACTTAAATATGGTGATTTTGTGGGTGGGTTATCAACCTCAAACTTTGTATTTTTCCTGACTAAATACAATGAGCATAAACAAACTATTGCAAAGCAGGCTAAGGTATATGTGCCTAAACCCACAATCGAGCCAACAAACGAAGAAAAACAGGCAATAATAGAGAAATCCATTGCAGCCTGCTATGATAACTATAAACGAACTGGCAGCATTGTGGACTTTGGCAACGTGGTTTGTAAAGAATTAATCAAGCAAGGCAAGATTGCATTTAATCCTGCAAGGTTTAACCAGATATGCGAATATGTACAGGTTAGGTTGGATGCTGAATTAAACACTCGACTAAACAAAACCTCATTAATATCCGAAGTGCGAAGCATTAAATCTGAAATTAAAGAGTTAAATATTGGCAACAAACAGAAAGATGTTGAGGCAGAGGCTTACAATGAGTTGCTGAAACAATACTATGCAACGGCACATCCGTAACTACCTTACCTCAATAGGTGCAGATGAAAGTACACGAATAAGGTGCGAGGTATGCAATGCCCTTGCCGTAGATATTCACCATATTATTCCACGTTCAAAGTTTGGAAGCAAACGCAAAGAGGAACAAGATGAACCAGATAACCTAATCGCATTGTGTAGAACATGCCACGAAAATGCTCATAAAAACTTATTAACAAAGGAGTATTTGTTTTCGATTAATAGAAAAAGGTTTTAATTTTGTTGTCGGTGAACAACCGAGAAAATATAATCCACAGAATCACAACCGATAAAAATTTCAAAGAAATCTGCAAGCGGATAAACAATAACTATGCTGATGACATATTCCAAGAGGTATGTGTTGAAGTGTTGGAAATGCCAGAGCATAGGTTGCCCGATTTAAAGTTTTTGAACTTTTGGTTTTATCGGGTAGCATTTAATATCTTCAGCAAGCGAGGCAAGTTAGGCAGCATCATTCACAAACCGCATATTGACATTAAAGCATTTCAAACGAGTGAGCAAGAAAAAGAAAACCTCATCCGTGAGGCAGAAAAGTTTATGCTCAATCTATCCGAGTTTGAGAATAGGGTTGTGTTGCTTTATAATCAGTTAGGTGATATGAAGAAAGTACAAAGAGCCACAGGCATAAGTTATTCCGCACTTAGAATGGTCAAAGAAAAAATTAAACAACTCCAATGAAAGTATTAATAATAACCCAATACCCTAAATTAAGCGGTGTGGATTATCACAGGTTGTGGATACCGCATGGCAACATGGCAAAGAATCACGGAGTTGAGATAAGTCAAATAAACGAGATTGACACGGCAGAAATTGAGTTCCTGCAAGAACATGATTTGGTTGTTGCAAATAGATTTATATCTAAAACAGGTGACCAACTTGGAGTAATCAATAAACTAAAAGCAGCAGGTGTTCCGTATGTGTTGGATTTGGATGATGATTATATCATTCCCGAATGGCATGTATTAAGGCAGGCAGCAAAGAAAATGAACCATTCTGCACAGATTAAGTTGGCAGCACAGAATGCAGTTGCGGTAACAACCACGCATGAACTACTTGCCGATGCTATCAAGAAAGAACTTGGACAATCCAATGTATTTATAGTGCCAAATGGAATAGACCCAAATGAAGAACAATTTAAAATTAATGATGTAAAGAAAGACAAGATTGCTTTCGGGTGGTCAGGGTCAGTAACCCACTTTGAAGATGTATTGGAAATGTTCGAGGGGTTGCTATCTATGTATAAGAACCATGACAACTTTAATGTAGTGTATGGTGGTTATGAAAGAGAAGATTTAACCAGTCAGGCAATAGCAGGCATATTATCTGCAAAAGGTGCAGCGAAGTCAGACCAATTTAATTTCTACGCAGCGAGTGAGGTAGGCAAGTATGCTTTGTTCTACGATGCTATTGATGTGGCATTGATACCATTGAGGAATAATAGGTTTAACAATATGAAATCAAACCTCAAGATGTTGGAGGCAGGGTTTAAAAAGAAAGCGGTCATTGTTTCAAATGTTTGGCCTTATACTTCTATAATCAATAACAACTGCCTAAAAGTAAAACATAAGAACGATTGGTACAGGCAGATGACAAAACTATTGCAGAATCCAAACATGATTTCAGAACTTGCCGAGCAACTTTATTATGATGTTCAACCATACCATATTGACAATATCGCTAAAACAAGATACGAAATATATCAAACACTATGCAAGACCTCGCAATTATAATTGGCATATCACTATTGGTTGTGGTGTTTATGTCACTAACATCCATTCCTGATTGGTTGGATTTCAAACCATTTAATTGTTCAACCTGTTTATCATTCTGGGCATCAGTTGCTGCAATGACTTGTTTAATTTATTTGCCCGAATTAAAAGACATTATCACTATATTAAGCTATGGTGGATATTCGGTTTACTTGGGTATGGTAGCAAAACGAATGTTATACAAAATATGAGAACCTATAAATCAATTTACGATGACTTATGCGCTGACACAGGTGCAAAATATACACTCAAAGAGTTATTGCGGATATTCGAGAGAGAATCCGATTGGTTAGGCAAAACAGAGCAACTGATTAAACTCCGTGAACTTGTTATCGAAATTACAGGCATACGGCCCGGCACTTGTCATGGATGCAACTTAGATGTCTTGCAGAATATGTTGCGATTCCTTAATAAATATGAATCTGAAAACCCTATAAACCCAATTCAAAATGAGCCTGATAGCAATGGCGGTGTTCGACACCGAAGAAAATCAAAGAAGTAAATATACGAGAGTAACTCTTGAATGCTTAGAGCATACAGTAACTGACCACAGAATTATAATTGTGGACAATGCTTCATGCGAGGAAACCAAAGAATTGTTAAAGGCTTGCCCATTTGAGGTAATAACCAACACCGAGAATGTAGGCACGGCAAAGGCAATCAATCAGGCATGGGCAAAGAGAGAACCCAAACAACATCTAATAAAGATGGACAATGATGTTGACATTAACTATCTTAACTGGGTTGATGAAATGGAGGAGGCTATTGAACGTGACCCATTAATCGGCATACTTGGACTTAAAAGAAAAGACCTTATGGAAAACCCATTTAGGAATGATATGTATAAGTCTGAACTGCGGATGTTGCCACACTATAAAGGCCAACGATGGATAATAGTTGAGGATGTGGCTCATGTTATTGGAACTTGCCAAATGTATAACTACCGACTAATTGATAAAATTGGAGGCATGATGCAACCCGGTATTTATGGATTTGATG